TTAAATTTGTGTCTCCATTTATTATAAGTAGAGGTGAAAAAACATTATGCCACGTTAAAAATTATAAAGCGTTTAAAATTCCTTATATAGAAAGAAATGTAACAGTTAGTGAAATTTTTATTTACATTTGTATTTTATTACTTTTAATTGTAATAAAGAAATCGGTTTATAAATAAATAAAAAAATGTCTGAAACAACTCTCCAAATTAAACGATTAACACTCGATGCTATTTTACCGACACGCGCATCACCTGGTTCTGTGGGTTATGACCTGTATAGTTTAAATGATATGGTTCTCGAACCAAGTTCGCGAGAAATCGTTAGTACGGGTATATGTGCAACTGTACCATCTGGGTGTTATGGACGCATCGCACCAAGATCGGGTTTATCTGTAAAATATGGGATTCATGTCGGTGCTGGTGTCATTGACCCCGATTATACCGGTGAATTGAAAGTTAACTTATTTAATCTCGGGACTATTCCTTACGAAATTAAACAAGGTGAAAGAATTGCTCAATTAATTTTAGAAAAGTGTATGACACCTTTTGTACAAGAAGTGAGTGAATTGAAACCAACCATGCGTGCTAATCGCGGCTTTGGTTCGACGGGTACTTTATAAATTTTTTATTTTCGTTTTAGTTACCAAACGCAACACCACCCATACCATTCTTAATCCTGAGAATGTTATAGTTGACCGCATACGCTCTAACCATGGCAACAGCAGTAGCTGTAATTGTACCGGTAATTGTTATTTTAGCATTATCAATACGCGAAAAGTTTAAGCTTCCTGTTGGTTGAGACTTGTTCATGGTGAGACACATTGGCCATGTATATATCTGTTCTTCAATTGTATTATTAAGTATAGAGCAGTGTCTCGATGGAACGACATTTCTATGGTACTCGCCTGACATATTTTCAAAGAGTGGTGTTCCGTTAATAAACATGGACGCGGTTGGGAAACTATACGTGGTAGTGTCTCTGAGACCAGCTGTTATGTGAACGGCTTTTACTGGGTGATTGAAGTAGGTAAGATCTATGGATTTGTCCGTATCGGTCATTGGTTGAAACTGTGTTTGTGTGATAAGAATTTCGTGTTCCTGTTGGGAAAAGAATTCTCGTTCATCGGTATCGAGGAATATGTAGGAACCGTACACTTTTGGGGGTGACGGTGGAGAAAAAGTTCCATTTCTACACTTAATTCGAATTTCAACTTCGTGATATTGAAGACCGACAAGTGGTAGGGATTTAGTCCAGTCTTCGCTAAAAAAGAATGGAATCACGTAACTCCCTGTGGATGCATTATCACCTGCATCTTGAGTAGTTACGGCACATGTCGCCTTCGCTTGTGATTCATTGTATAACGTATTGTGTACGGTATTAATGAAAAGTGAATCCAGTTTTGTAACTTCCTGACCACCTATCCACAAGGAGAATTCGGTTGGAGAAGTATCATCCGATGTTCCATTCGCGGATTTAAAAAGCGAATGGTTGCTATTGTTACTGTTGATATTAGCATTTTCAATCCAGATGTAGCTTAAAAGATCACCCTTGGATCGAATTGGGATAGAAACTTCATTACTCGATTTGAATGTACCGATGTAATCGAGACGTTCTGGTTTAATAGAAAAATTAGTGTGACGTTTATAGTTTTGTCTGAAAAAAGAAACTTGGGGGTCGCCTGTGATATAGACATCTTGGGCACCGACCGATACGAGGTCAATCAAAGCAGCTGACATATTTATTAATATAGTATATTAAAAAAATTGAGCTATAACGTATTAAGAAATATGGTTGTTTTTCAAGCTCTTACATGGGAAGCAAATGATGACCAAGATGATAATAAGCACTTGGTAAGTATATTTGGTAAAACGCGGGATGGTAAATCTGTCTGTCTTACTACTGAATTTAAACCTTACTTTTACGTTAAACTCCCACGTCAAGATTCGAAATCATGGGCTTCTATATGGTACGATAAAATATGTAAACTATGTCCTGACTTTAATATCGAATATGATATAGTTATGTCAAAGGATGTATGGGGGTTTCAAAACAATCAGGAGTTTAGTTTCATGAAAATTATATTCGAAACTTTATCTGAACGTAGAACTACTTCGTATAAAATCAAGAAAACTTTACCTGGTGAAATTACAAAACTAAAGGTATTCGAGTCTAATTTAGATCCTGTCCTGAGATTAATGCACTTGAGTGGTATACAGTCTACTGGTTGGTTGGACTCGGGTGATGATTGTGAAGACAATAATATTGCAAACGTTGACATTGATAAATTCTGTCTGAATTGGGAAAATTTAAAACCGGTTGATAACCCCGAAACGGCACCTTTCGTTGTATCTTCCCTCGATATTGAATGTAATAGTTCCACTGGTAAGTTCCCTGATGCAAATATAGATGGGGACTGTTGTTTTCAGATCGCTGTATCTCTTTGTACATTCGGTAAAGATGTACCCTATGATAAGACCTGTTTCTGTTATAAAAAAACAGATGATGATTTAGAAGGTTGTAATATACTGAGTTATCCAAGTGAACGTGAAATGTTAGAAGCGTTTAGTGTTTATGTAAAAAAAATGGACATTGATATAATAACTGGCTGGAATATATTTGGTTTTGATTTGCATTATATTATTACTCGCGCTAAGAAGTTGAAGTGTAGTTCTAATTTTTTTAATATGAGCAAATTTCGGGAATATACGTGTAGTATAAAACCAAAGAAACTTTCTTCGAGTGCCCTGGGTGATAACGAACTCAAATTATTACCTTTGCCTGGTCGATTTGTTTTTGATTTATTTCATGAAGTAAAAAAGGGTTATAAACTTGATTCGTATAAACTTGATAACGTATCTAAATTATATTTGGGTGATAATAAAATAGACATGCCCGTTAAGGAAATGTTTGCGCGTTTTGTTGAAGAAGACCCTGTAAAATTACGAGAGGTCGCGGAATATTGCATAAAAGATACCTTATTACCACATAAACTTTTATCTAAGTTGTGTATACTTATAAACTTACTCGAGATGGCAAAAGCGACATGGGTACCTCTTTCTTACCTGGTAGAAAGAGGTCAGCAAATTAAAGTGTTTAGTCAACTTACTAAAAAAGCTAGGGAAATGGGTTACATTGTTCCAACAATTGCATGGGGTGAAGGTATGGTAGACGGATACGAAGGTGCAACCGTTCTCGACGCTCAAAAGGGTGCATATTACACACCTATAACTGCACTTGATTTCGAAGCGTTGTATCCTTCAATAATGATGGCACACAATCTGTGCTATTCAACACTCATAATGGATGCTAAGTATGAAAATAAGATTAATTATCCCGATTTGGAAATTGAAACCTTCGGTAAATTTAAATTTGTACAAAATGTACCCAGTTTATTACCAAGTATTTTACTCGAGTTGAAACAATTCAGAAAACAGGCTAAGAAAGACATGGCAAATTCGACGGGATCTCTTCAGCAGATGTATAATGGTAAACAATTGGCATATAAAGTATCCATGAACTCTGTTTATGGTTTCACGGGTGCATCCAAGGGTATGTTACCATGTGTACCAATTGCGTCTTCTGTAACTAGAAAGGGGAGAACGATGATTGATGATACAAAAAAGTACGTCGAGGAAAATTACCCGGGTGCAAAGGTAAGGTACGGTGATACCGATTCTGTTATGGTTGAATTTGATGTCGGTGAACGTAAGGGTGAAGAAGCTATAAAGTATAGTTGGGAACTTGGTGAACGCGCGGCGTCCGAATGTACACATTTATTTAAAAAACCAAACAATCTCGAACTTGAGAAAGTGTATTGTCCATATTTTTTGTATTCAAAGAAAAGGTATGCGGCGAAACTCTGGACACAAGGTAAAGATGGTAATATGAATATGGACTATATAGATGTTAAAGGTCTCCAATTAGTTAGAAGAGATAATACACCACATATGCGAGAGGTATGTAAAGAGTTACTTGACGTTATTTTAGAGAGTAGTGATACAGGTCCTCCTAAATCACTCGCCATGCAACGTGCAATAGAGTTATTGGAAGGTGAAGTACCTAACGAAAAACTAATACTTTCACAACAATTGAGTGATTCTTATAAATCAGAAAATCTATCACACGTCCAGGTTAGAAACAAGATGCGAGAAAGACAACCAGGGTCGGAACCACAATCGGGTGATCGTGTTCCATATATTCTTGTAAAAACCCATGATCCACGTGCAAAAGCTTATGAAAAAGCAGAAGATCCAAAATATGTCGAAGAAAATAATTTACCGGTAGATTACCCTTATTATTTTTTGAATAAGTTTTTGAATCCTGTTTGTGATTTAATAGAACCTTTATTTGAAAATGTTAAGGAAGAAATATTTGGAGAACTTATAACAAAAAATAAACCAGGTAAAAAAAATAAAAATGTAAATGATCCTAATCAGAGGAAAATTTCAGATATGTGGGCAAAGGTAGTTAAAAAATAAAAACGTTTAATTATAAGTATAGTTATGTATTTACCATTAAACATCAAAGAAGCTATAGATGAAAGTATAAAAATACATTCTAATAAAGTTCTTAGTAAAGTCTATATAAAACTTTTATTAAAGAGACCGCATATTGAAAGTCTCCTAGATTTTAAAACTGATGAAGTATGTCACAAAGATATTATATGTGATATATTAACGTTTAATACTATAAAACAAATTAAGAATGATATAGAAAAACAGTCAAATAAAATTATTTATTCGACCTTAGAATCGTGGTCAATAACTACTAATATACCTTTCAATACGATAAGAGATTGCTTAGACCATGATCCTATATGTAGAGGTATAAAAGGTGCAAATGGTAAAAATAACAAATACACGCGTGGTTGTTATTGTATGTCTCCCAAGCAAGAAGGTTGTGGTGATTACTGTAGCAACCATAAAAGTCAGAATATTTCCGTTGTCAATGGACAAGATACAAACAAAATAGTATTGAAAAATATGAAAACGTACGACGAGAATATTTCTGTAAAAGAAATAGACGATAATCCATTCGATTATTTATGAAAAATAGTTTAAAGTTTTAGGTGCATGTCTATAGAATATGAATAAATCTACTATATTATTACATTCTATAGACACTTTTTATAAACATGAAAATAATAGAGATATTCTTAATCAGATACTAAACAAATCTGGTGGTATATCATTGCGTAACCTCGAATGGTTTATTACAAACTATTGTAAAAAAAATAATTTATCATATAAAACGGGTGATGGTAAAATATTTAGTGTTCACTGTTCGTATAAATCTAGTTTAGATGGGTATAGTAAAAAATTATTTGATCCATTTTGTCGATCTTCAAAAATAGATTATACCATACCGGGTACAAATAATAAAATTAGTACAACTGTTGCACAGTTAAATTTTATTAGATGGTGTATAAAAAATAATATTATTGACTACATAAAAGAACATAAAAAACAATTATTTAATAAGCAAGTGACATGAAACCATTTTCAAAAGAAAATGTCTGATAACCAACATAATATATATGAAGGTTATATGTATCTGTAAGATCAGGAACCATTTTTACATCCAAAGTAGTTCTATTTGAACGTAACTGTGTAAAGTCCAAGCTTCCCGATGATTCCACATTAATCGGATTCATCGAGAATGCATACGTGTATATATTTCTGAACGGTCTAGATAAACGACTTGTAAACGGAACAGTGTATTTAAAATACTTATGATCACTATCTTGAATATTTGGTACATTTTCTCCATTTACGTGTATTTTAGCAGAATGCATGGGCGGGTGAAAGAATTCGTTTAGTATAGTATAAGTATCTTGTGTAGACATATTATACCTATTATGAAAAGTATATAAACCATCTACAGTTGTATTATCTTGACTCAGTTCTCGAGCTATAGTCTCGTTTTCAAATTTTTCTTTTCTAATAAACCAATTTAGTGTTTTAACGGGTATGTTTGCAACTATTTCAATTTTTTTATCAACTTCACCCGGGTTTATTTCTAATGTAGGGTGTTTTTTAACAATATCTGTTATAAAATTATATTTATTATTTTTAATGTAAACTTTTTCACTCGGGTCTATTGATATTTCTTCGGTAACTATATCGAAAGAATCTAATGATATATTACTTGGGTAATCCGTGAAAAAGGATTGTGGGTTAAACTCGATTTCGAATTCTATTTTTTGTTTGTGTATAGCACACAAGGGAAAATAAGGTCTATTTGGTTTATTTGTTTCGTATTCGTCACTTTCGTATTTTCGCGAAAAGAAAAATGGTATAGGTACGAAAACCTTTGATTTATTTCGTGATCGCTCAATGTTTGATATAGACGTATCTTCTGCGATATTTCTATTTATGGTATATCTTTTGGTTCTTTTTTCGGATTCATCAAGATATAATTCGTCATAAATAATACCCCAATCTGCGTGATACTTTTCAACTATCATTTCATCAACTCGCATTGTTATGGATTTAAATAAATGTCTTCCGACCTGATCTGTATAGTTATAATCTGGATTTGCACCTGAGTTATCAATTTTTAGTGTTGGTAATTCTAATGATATATACATATTAGATAGAAGATCACCCATATTTCTTGGATTTAAAGTGACTTTTATCGTTTTGTTAAACGGCCATGAAGGTGAAGCATCACCCGGTTTTATAACTTTAGTACTTTTATGAAACTTTGTAAAATTTGAATGTTGTTTTAAATTATATTTAAAGAAGGACTTTTCTGTATCATTTTCGATAAGGTAAGTATCTTGTTTTCCTATAGCATTTAAAGATATTATTGCTCCTGTATTCGGACCTGATACTGCGTCGCACATACTATTACATACGTATATATTTTTTAAATATCTTCTTCATAAAAAATTGGTATAGGTCTATCCTTATCATAGTTTTTTTTAACATATTTACACAATTTTTGAAACCAACTAGTGATATCTTTTTCGGATAAAGAAGGTACTTTGTTAAAATACTTAAACTGTCCACATTCGCGTCTGCGGAATTGTTCACACGTGATTTTTTTATTTTCATGTTTAAAACAACTATAACAGAGTTTTTGAGCTTTTAGTTTATAAACTTTATAAAAAATTACATTATTGTAACAAAATAACGGTGATATATTTTTTTTATAAAATCTAACTAAATCTCTTACCTGCCAATTATTACTTTTTACATAGGGTTGGAGTGGATTATCGCATATGTAACATCTACCTTTACATTTAATATTAATATACATAAAAGAAAAACAATTTATTCTTTTATGTACTATAATAAAGTTAGACAACCGGATGGAACTACTGTTATAGGTATAAATTATGAAGAAGAAAGACCAAGTGTGTTGGAAGTTTTACCCACTATCGGAAGTCAACAACAACCGCAACCTGAATACCAAATATTCAAATCGGATATTGTATATTGGTTGAATTTATTTATTGTTATAATCAGTATATATTATACACTTATATATGATAATATCATATCTATAGTTAACTGTTTAGCGTGTATATTACCATTACATAGCACACAAAATAATAATATTTACGGTATTATTGTGTACACAGTATATATTATGTTTACCATGTTATTAACAACATTTTTGGGTATATATGAATATATATGGTATTATTTTACGTGTAATGTTGTAATTATGTGTATTTTTTTAACCTCAGTTGCAAAATATGTAATACATGTTAGGAATCAAAACCAAACAATAAATCAACATGTTGTATGAAAAAAATGACTTAGATATTGCCAGAGGTTTATACAAAAACCAACCGGAAAAATGTGAACAATTTGTGAGAAGTATTCATAAGCTTAGAGAATCTCATAAAAAGTACAATGATAAACGAGAGAAAAGTAAAATAGTTTTTTTAGATATTGTTCCAGATAAACACATAGTAAATAGACATAAGAATATTACATGTCAGGCTATAACAATGAGTGGTAAACGATGTTCTTTTAAATCAACGTGTGGAATATATTGTAAAAAACATAATAATAGTCATAAAAAATAAATATATTGTTATAATAATAATGTTAGATCAGGAAACACTCAGACCCGTTATAATATCAATGGCACTTTACCTCGCTATATCACAAATTATCCCAGAAATTCTTAAAAAACCAACAAATATAGGACCCGTTGATGAAATTGTTGCCATGTTAATCGCCCAAAAGGGGTCACTCACTTCTGGCGCTATTCTCACTGGGCTCATTATCTTCATGACTAATTACATTAACGATGAATTCTTGTAAAACATTGTTTTTACACGTAAGCATTCGGGTTTTCGTATGATCCATATATCTTATTTTTTTATTGTAAGCATCTACCATGAATTCCATGAGTTGGTCTACACTGGGTTTTCCCCACTGCATACCTTCTTTGTATAAAAAATCATCCCTCGGTATTTCTTGTAAATCACATTTAATAGTATAAGGTGTTTTTATATATTCTTTTGCCCCGCCATAATCTGTTATTATTACCGGCTTGTCTCTTATAGCAGATTCTACTGCACCCATACCAACACCTTCTGATGAAGAGAAGCTTACATAACAATCTGATTTACTATGTATATCTTCCATAACTTCGTCGGATACCAGGTCGTTTATAACAGTTACGTTTGGTAAGTTTATATTAACGGGTTGTTTACATGTAGCTTTAACAATTAATCTAGAGTCTGGTTTATTTAATCGTAAAAAACACTCTAATATTTTATTAAAATTTTTACGAGGATCATGTACATTACCTATATGGTAAAATGTATACGGTCTTTTATAAGGTATATGTGCGTGTATTACAAAAAAATGTTTATCTGGAAATTGCCTTTTAAAAATTTTTCTACAGTATTCACTCGGCACTGCAATTTTATCAAATAAATCAAAAAGATTACCGTAATCTTCGTGCACTGTTTCTGTTTCGCATACCGTCATACACGTTACATGTTTTACTTTTCTTTTAATTTCTGGTATTTTGTCTAACCAATACTTTACGGGAAGTGCGAATATAAATGCATATTCAGACTCTGGTATTTCATCGTGTATTTCTAAATATTTAGTATATTCATCAACGGGAAAAAGGTCCATGTATTTTTTACAGTGTTGACCTATTCCACTCAGGAGAGTTGGACCTATGAATAACATTTAGTATAAAGATAATATTTCTTTTATATATATTACGCGATGGACTCTGTCAGAGAAAAAATTGAACATGCTCTTCAACGACCAAAAATTCACAAAACTGAAATATATGGTATAATTAAAGAAATTGCCGACGCTATTAAGGCACCAGCTCCAGCTCCAGCTCCAGCACCAGCACCAGCACCAGCTCCAGCTCCAGCTCCAGCACCAGC